TGAAGTATGTTGCTACAGGTGCGGCGGCATCAACTGGTACGTTGTACACAGATGGAACCGCTACAGGTAACAACGACGTTGGCTTGACTAAAACGCACGTGCGTAAGATTTCTGACTTGATGAAAGAGCGAAACATACCAGCTTACGAAGGTGATGATTACATCGCCATCGCAAGACCTACAACGTTTCGTGATCTCAAAGATGAGTTAGAGTCTGTCGATCAATATACAACTACTGGTTATCGCAAGATTACCAATGGTGAAGTTGGTCGATTTGAAGCAGTTCGCTTTGTTGAGCAAACCCAAATCTTGTCAGGTGGCGTGAACGCCGCACCAGCAAGAGATGGCACAAACAACTGGACAAACGGTAAGTCTGACTGGTGCTATTTCATGGGCGCTGACACTGTGGCAGAAGTCATAGCGATGGCCCCAGAAATTCGTGGTCGTATTCCATCTGACTATGGACGGTCAATGGGTATGGCTTGGTACGCACTGGAAGGTTTCGGTCTTGTCCATTCTGATGCAACAAACGCTCGAATTGTCGAGTGGGCATCAGCGGCTTAATTGAGAAAGGATAATAGAATGGCTATATTAAGAGGTGCTGGTCGTGGTTCGCAGTCCATAATGGAAGCTTGCCCACCAGAAAATGCTTCAACTGCTGGTTCTATGCCAGACAAGTCGGACATTAAATACGCTGGAATGGCTGACAAAGCCCCATACGGTAAAATGGGGAAAGCCGCCATGAGTTACAGCGGCAAGTAATGAGAAAGGGGCTGGCACACACCAGCCCCTATTCTTAATAATCTTCGTGGTCAAAGCTGGGGTGGTAAAAATGCTGACTGGAAGCAAGATCGTCATATAGGTCTGACAGCACACTTTGGGGCGTAACGTTTTTATAACGTTTTTTGGCATCGTCGAGCGCATGGAGAAATTCGTGGTATGGTATTTTTCTGGCAACAATATGCGCCATACGCCATTGGTCACCAGCAAGGTCTAAGTCGCAATAGCCTTTAAACTGTTCGTCTGTGGCGTGAATGAAATCTGGGTTATCAAGTGAATAAGTATTCATATTAATTCTCCAAAAGGTAAGGGGCCGAAGCCCCTGTTGGTTAAACAAAGGCACGTGTATCTGTAAACCAATGGTGCATACTGTCAGTGCAAATCGAGGCACAACTATCACCAGTTAATGCTTGATATTCGACTTTTGCAACGGCGTTATCGTAAAAACAAGCTAATTGGGCATCTGTGCAATTTTTTCTTGTTTTGTCTGACGCAAGAATACGATAGAGAGCCTGTGTTTCTTCAATGACGGCTTCGAAATACCCTACCGCTTTATAACGTGCGTGTGATGGGTGACGGTCTGGATAGTCTTTTTCGGCAAAAGATGTCATACCGATCATTTCGCCAACTTTGTTGTACTTTTTAATCTTATAAAACATATCAATTTCTCCAAATAAGTAACAATAAATGTAATATAATACACATTTACATATGTTGCAAGAGGTAAATGCAAAAAAAATCAAATATTTTTGATCCTAAGTGGTTTATTGTGCCGTACAGTCGCGGTTTAGTTATGCAAATAGGTGGTAATGAGCCTTTGTATGGTCATTTTTTGCTAACTGACACCGTAGAGATTATTGCAGACGGTAAATTAGATGCGTTGGTCATAAACGGCGCTGAAATACCAGAAGCCAACACATTTGAAGATTGGCGCAGGGTCATTAAGCCAGACGGCTACATAATCTTTGTCAATCAAGACGAAACAGAAGCAAAAAACATATTAAGTGTTTGGTCAGATTGCGTGATAGCAAAACAGCGTGATCAGTTGCTGGTTGTCACGCCAAACAAGAAGGAAAAACAAAAACCAAAGCCAGACAAGTCGTGTCTTGTCGTAAGGTATGGCGCATGGGGCGATCAAATTATATGCGCTGGCATATTCCCATTGCTAAAAAAGCAAGGATACCATGTGACTTTAAATTGCCAAGCGCCACAGCACATTGTTAACGCAACGCACCCTGACATTGACGAATTGATGGTGCAAGACCGCAATCAAGTGCATAACGATGACTTGATAACGTACTGGCAAGCTATCGCAACCGAATATGATAAAGTTGTTAATCTTAGCTCAAGCATAGAAGGGCAGTTACTACTTAGCCACGAACACCCAAAGTATTTTTGGTCACAATCTGCAAGGCACAAACTGTTTAACCAGAATTATATGGAAATAACGCATGATCTTGCTGACGTGCCGTATAATTTTCGTGGATGCGTTTTCCATGCAACGGCTGATGAAAAAGAACAGGCCAAAGAAATACGGCAAAGGTTTGATGCGCCGTTAGTTACATGGGCTGTTGCTGGTTCCAGCGTACATAAATGGTATCCGCACATGGCAGACGTGCTTGTAGGGCTGTTAGAACAGACAAATGCCTACGTTATGTTAATGGGCGATAAAGAAGCAATGGTTTTGCAAGAGTCTGTGCTTGAAGAGACTGAAAAACGATACGGCTCTGTAGAGCGCATAGCGGCCCAATGCGGCACGTTGCCAATGAGGGCATCAATGGCACTGGCGCAAGTGTCAGACGTTGTTGTGGGGCCAGAAACAGGGCTTCTAAACGCTGTTTGCATGGAAAAAAACCATAAAGTTGTAATGGTCAGTCACAGTGGGCCAAAACAGCTTACGAAACATTGGAAAAACACAAAAGAAATCTTGCCGCAAAATACGGCGTGTTTCCCATGTCACAGATTACATTTCGATTTTGAACACTGCGATCAAGATGAAAACACAAAAGCGGCAATGTGCAGTGCCAGTATAGAGCCAGCAACAATTATTAAGGCTATAAAAAATGGATTACACAACGCTAGTCGCAAACAAAGCTACTGACGGTTCTATTAAGAATTGGGTCAACAATGACAGCTTTTCCGCGACGACAATATTAGCAGAGGCAGAAGATTTTATTTACAGGCGTTTGCGTGTGCGTGAGATGCTTAAATTAACCACTGGCAACATGGTTGTTGGTCAAGACTTTATAGACGTGCCTACCGACTTTATTGGTTCACGTTCGTTGTACTACAGCGGCACAGAAAAATTAGCTTTAAATCACAGAACGCTAGATGACATAGAGTCAGCTAGATCATACGACACAAGCGGTAATATAAGTCAGGGCAAGCCAACACAGTTTTACATTGACGCTGATAAAGCATTTTTTCCGTTAGCGCCAGATCAAACCTATGCTTACAGGTGGCGTTACTATTGCCAGCCAGCGGCATTGTCTGGAAGCAACACAACTAACTTTCTGACAAACTTTAGCCCACGTCTATTGCGTTGCGTGTGTTTGGCAATGGCTAATGAGTTTTTAAAGAACGACAGCGATAAATTGTATTGGTTGCGTTTAGCAGAAGGTGAAATAGAAGTATTGCATAAAGCTGACGATGAAGTGCGTTGGGATTTAGACGTGTCGGTAGTCGTTACGTGATATGCCTTATTTACCAATTGATCAGGCGGTCGCTGACTTAGAAAACAGAAAGCGTGACAGACTACCTTACGTCAGTGATTTGCCTACGCAAAGCGTTGTTACGTTAGGTTCAACGGCAACAGATGCGTCAGACATAAATGCTACATTAGTTTTGTTGACTACAGTAGCGTCAGGAACAGGCGCAAAATTGCCGTTAGCATACGCTGGTAGCTTTGTATGTATAAGAAATAGTGGTGCTAATACTGCTACAATTTACTGTCAAGCTAACGAAACAATAGACGGCGGTTCATCGACAACAATCTCAGCGTCTGGAAGCAAACTGTTTTTTGCACCAGCCGCGCAACAATGGTTTACAATTTAGGAGTAGAATATGGCTTCGACACCATCAGAACGCCTTTCATTACGTTTGATCGGCACAGGTGACTTCGCTGATACGTGGGGTGCTGAACTCAACAGCGACACGCTGGCCTTAATAGATGAGGCTGTGTCAGGTGTAGAAGAGATAAGCCTTACTGGTAACATAACTTTATCAACAACGCTGTATCAAACAAACCAAGCACGAAATAGAGTATTACGATTTACAGATGGTGGTTTGTCATCAGCGCCTACTATTGGGCTACCATCTACAGAGCGTTGGTATGTAATTCAAAACGCTACTGGCGGCACTTACGCATTAACATTTAACAACGGATCATCAAGCGTAAGCGTAGCCGCAAATATAGACACAGCTATTATCTGGCAAACTAATAACACACTGTATGGGATAGACTTAGCAAAAGGCACAGACGTTGCCACAGTTGCCCCAGAAATAGCCAACAACAACCTACAAACGGTCGCTGGGCAGATTAGCCCTAGCAATAATTTAGGAACGGTTGCTGGCATTGCCAGTGACGTTACAACGGTGTCTTCAAATGCGGCGAATGTAACAACCGTTGCGGGAATTAACAGTGACGTGACTACCGTTGCTGGAATTGCAAGTGATGTTAGCGGTGTTAATGCCATTGCATCAGACGTTACGGCTGTAAATGGCAACTCCACAAATATTAATGCCGTAAATAGTAACGCTACAAATATTAACGCTGTAAGTAGTAACTCTGCTAATATCAATAGTGTGGCTGGCATAGCTAGTGACGTTACTACTGTGGCTGGCATATCAAGCGATGTTACAAGCGTAAATGGAATTTCGTCTGATGTCACAAGCGTAAGCGGCATTTCTGCAAATGTAACCACCGTAGCTGGTATATCGGCAAACGTAACCACCGTTGCTGGGATTTCATCTGACGTAACAGGCGTAAACGCGATTGCCAGTGACGTATCAGGGGTAAACGCAATAGCGTCAGATGTTACAGGTGTAAACAGTATATCGAGTGCAGTGACAGCCGTTGATAGCAATAGCAGTAATGTAAATAATGTTTCGACAAATATAGCTAATGTAAATAACGTGGGTGGATCAATCACCTCAGTTAATACGGTTGCTAATAATCTTACAGACGTAAACGCATTCGGTAACACTTATCAGATTAGCACAAACAACCCCACAACTGACGGTGGTGGTAATCCGCTTAGTGCTGGTGATTTATCGTATGTTACATCAGCAAGCAAACTTCGTGTATATAATGGATCTTCGTGGGAAGATGCTGGGTCAGCTACAAACGGAACGGTAGATAGACATAGCTATGTTGCCACGGCAAACCAAACAACATTCCCAGCTACAGGTTCTATTTCTTACAATCCGAATTTTGTGGATGTTTACCTTAACGGTATAAAATTGGTAAACGGCACAGATGTAACGGTCAGCAGTGGTAGCAACATTGTGCTGGCAACTGGCGCGGCTGTTAACGATACGGTTGATGTTGTCGCTTACGGCACTTTCGCGTTGGCTGATATGTACACCAAAACGCAAAGTGACAACCGTTATTATCAGAACCCAGCGGTAGCCGACTTAGATATGGGTTCGCAGTCGATTTCATCAGGCACATTGAGAGTAAAAAATACTGGCAGTCAATCTCAAGTCCAATGGTTCTGTGAAGTTGGCAATGCACATTATGTAGCTTTGCAAGCACCACCACACGCACAATTTTCTGGAAATGTTGTTCTTACCTTACCGCCAAATACTGGAACGGTAGGACAATTACTACAAACAGATGGCAACGGAGTGATGACATGGGGCAATGCTCCTCAAGGCTCATCGATCGCCAGCACCCTAAAGTATGCCTAGAGAGAGGAACTAAAAAATGGCAGACGAAATTAGACAACTCGCTTTTCGCAAATTGACTACAAGTGAGATTCAGAATGGCAGTGCGGTTAATGTCTTAACCACTGACGCTTCTACTCATTACGTTTTGAAAAGCATAGAGGCTACACAAGGAACAACAACAAGCTCTGTGGAGGCAGAGGCAACGATTGGTCTTACTGCTGGTTTATCTGCGGGTGAATTTACATCACTAGGCACTGTGGCGAAAGGAGGTAGGGTTGGCGTTGAAGGCTCAGTAATTATGGATAGTAGTTCGACGCTGACTATTCGTCCTACAGCAAAAGCTATTACTTACGCTGATGAACAAATGCAGTATGGAATGGAGAGCAATGCTACACCTTCTAAATATAGAAAAGTAATAACACCGTCAGTAAATGGTGTTGTAGATACTCCGCTAATTACGCGAACAACAATTGATAAATCAGCGCAAACTTTTTCTGGCCCGACAATTACAATGAGTTCGTACACAAACAATCATGGCTTTATTTATGAACGCAGTGATGGTGTAAACCTTAAAGTTATTATGATGAGTGGAGCATCAAGCGGTTGTGGCTTTGAAGTTTGGAACGCTGATAACGGCACACTTTACGGCTATCATTATGTGTCGTATGCGGCTCCGCATTGGGATGGTGGCAGGTACATATTTGCGTGGAATGAAAATAATAAAACGCAAATTCAATATTACGATCTCGAGGAAAGCCTTACAAATTTAGCCGCCGCTAACACATACGGCGGAGGTAGCGGTGCTAATTTTTATCATGGTCTTATAAACGATCCATCGGCAGGAAATCACCCTAACTATTCGTTTAGTAGTTACGATAATCGACGGAGTTGTTTTTACCTTGATCGACACAGTAATAGGAGATTTTTAGCGCAATATTTTTCGGGTAATCAGACGTTTTCTATGTTTGAGTTTCCTACTGGAACATTTACAAATTACGATGCTACGGCAAACGAAGCTACGAAATGGGTGACACTGGCAACCGGAAGTAATGGTTCCCAAACAGACTATTTCGGGAACAATTCCAGTAGTGCGTGGAGTTTCGTTTATTTTGTAAGCAATTATGCGTCAAATGCTCAATGTACTTTTAGAATGGGTTACGATGACGCAAAAGGTTATTATTTTATTTATGTTTGGGAAGGCAGTTACGTTGCCCCATTTATTTTTTCAAAAGATGATTACGCTGGAACGGTTAACGCATCGGTGCTTAATACGCCTAACAACAATAGTTATGGCTTGATTATGCTCTCTACACAATCTCAAGGTGACGTTGGCTTCGATTCAAATTGGTTTACAGGTTATTCGGGTAATAACGCCACGATACGAATGAGTTATTTGGAGTCAAATAGACCCGCTGGAAGTGCGAATTGGCAATACAGTTCAAATAACGAAAGATGGGTTGATGGTTCGAGTTTGGTTATGGGTAACCAGTCTACGCCAAACCGCATTTATAAAATAAGTTTTAATGACGGCACAACCACGGAAATTACTACAGGAATGACAGACGCTGAAGCTAACGTTAACTACAATAAGTCGTTTTGGTATGGTTACTCTGTGCCGTCTGCCTCAGTTATTGCAAGCCGCAACTACGTTGTAGCGCCTAGTTTGAAAATACGGGTAACTGGGATTTTAGCAGATCAGTAAAAAGGATTAAAAAATGTTCACACCTATAGATGAAACAGCATCTTCCGCTAGTGGTGGTGCGAGTCCGCAACCAGACAAACAAATAGTTGCCGTTGGAAGTGGTGCAAACACGGTAGTTTATACCGTACCAGCCGGTCGTAAGTTTGTGGGCTATGCCTCAAACACTTCTTGGGTCAACGGTTCTTATTGGACACAGCTAGAGAAAGATGGCGTTGCGGTTTATCATTACAACGGTTTTAGTGCGCAACTTTCTTCGGGATATACTGGCCCACCGACACCTATCTTAACCATTCTTGCTGGAACAGTTGTAAAAGTCGGTAATGGTGGAAATGTTCATGTGTTCGGAGTAGAGAGCGATGCTTAAAAAAATTATTAAAGGCATAGAGTATGAAATTGTTACATCGTTTGAAGATGATGGACAAGGCAACGCAATTGCAAAAACTATTGTTGAAGAGGGCGAAACGTCAGAAAATAAGTACCGCCTCAGAACAGGCGTAAAAAATCCATTAACACAAGTGCCGTTTAACAATAATATAGACGCATTTAATGCTTATATAGATGGTGTGCCTGACACACAGTTTAATATTTATTGGGAAGATCCAGCACCAGAGGAAGGTGAATAATGAGCCGCGCAAGAGATGTTGCCTCTGGTAATTTGGCGCTAATCAACCCAACTAGCGATGGCAACCTATTGACTGCTAGCAGTGGAGCATGGGTCAGTCAAGCACCAGCCCCGACACCACCAGCCGGAAATAAATTTGAAGCGGTTGTTAGTGGCACTTTGGCAAATGGGCAAACGGTTATTATACAAGCCGATGGCACGGTAGCCCCTGTAACTGGTCAGAACGGTGGTGCGCTAGACACGGAGGTTTTTCAAAATTCAAACGTAACTGTCGAAGCAAGTTGTTTTGATACAACAGCAAATAAAGTAGTTGTTTGTTATTCAGATGGGGCAGACAGTAATCATGGCTATGTGGTTATCGGCACTGTAACAGGTAATAACATTGTTTTTAACACACCTACAAAATTTAATTCTGCTTACACTTTTCAAATGGATGTCGTGCATAATCCGGCCGAAGGTGTAAATATCATTACGTTTCAAAGTACGGCAGGGCAGTATTTTTATGCAAGAGCATTTTCTATAAGCGGCACTGGTGCAACCGCAACGATAAGTATGGGGTCAACTATAACTGTTAATAGTGGTGTAAACTCTCATGCTACTACGGTTTACCATGCGGGTGAGCAAGTTGTTGCAACAATTTATTATAATAACAGTGGTTCATTAAACAAAGTAACAACAATTGGTTTTAATGGTACGACTATCGCTGTTCAGCAAAGTGCCAATTTTTTAAGCGGCAGTGTTTTAAGTAATATTAAAAGCGTTTATGACAGTGGAAATACAAACATTGCTATTTGCTTTACACATAGCGGTGTTGCGAGTTTTGGACACACGAAAACAATTACGCTCTCAGGTTTTGCCCCCACTATTTCTGGCGCGATTAATAACTACACAAACTATAGTGTAAGTCAGCAAAGCATCAGTTATGATGCAAATGCGGATCGTATTGTAATAACTTTTCAAAGTGGTAACGATAACAAGGCTTACGCTATAGTCGGTCAGTACGCTAGTGGCGGCAGTGGTGGCTATCACAACTTTGGCAATCCAGCTAATATTTCTCGTAACCAAGTAGGCACATCTACAGCAAGCGCATACGATCCTGATAATCAAATTATTGGCATGACTTATCAAGAAGCAAACGCGGCTGGTATTTTTGTCAAAGGCACAATTGATGCTCCAAATAACGCTATTGTAATTTCGGATCATGTGCAATTTACCGCTGGGGTGAATTATTACAATCAATTGGTTTACGACACAAATGCAGATGTTTTTGTAAATTCAGCACACGATCAAGGCAACTCTAATTATGGCACTGCATACACGCTAAGATTTCCATCTACAAATTTAACAACTACTAATTTTATTGGCTTTTCTGATGCGGCCTACACAAACGGACAGACTGCATCGATTGAAACAACAGGGAATATTTCTGATGCACAAACAGGGCTAACGCCAGCGGTTCAATATTATGTGCAATTAGATGGCTCATTAGCAAGCACGGCTAATGTGCCTAATGTCTTAGCTGGAACAGCGGTAGCAACAACAAAAATTAAGGTGGCGTAATAATGCAATTGATATTGAACAATGAAAACAATGTAGCAGAGTTTTTGTTTGACGATGATGTTACAATCGAGAGCAAAGACGATTGCCTCGTATTGTCTGGAAGTAATTTAGATTTAGTTATAAGCCAGTTTAATAAAAACACGGCAAGCATTGTTTCTGACGTACAAGCGCCTACTAGATTTTATGGTGGAAAATACACTTATCAAGATGGTGAATTTACGTTAGTTGACGGTTGGTCAGATCCAATCCCCCCAGAGGCGTACTTTCAAGATCCTCGTGAGGAATAAATGCCATTAGTAGCAGTACAACCGCAAGCTGGCACTGTTAAAGACGCTAGTGAATACAGCGTTGGTGCGTATGTCGATAGCGATAAAATACGTTATAGGTCAGTGCAAGGTGCTGGCGCACAACCACAAGTCATTGGCGGTTGGGAGTTAAAATTTACAGACACGATGTTGGGCCGTGTAAGAGGGGCGCACCAATGGCGCGATAATGACGGCAACGCATACTTAGCTATTGGCAGTCATCGCAAGTTGATGGTCGAGCGCAGTGAAAATCTCTGGGATATAACACCAGTAGAGGCACCCGCTTCTATGCCAACCGATCCTGTGAGCGTTGTTAATACAGAAACGAAAGCCACTATTACAACGTCAGCAAGTCACTACATGACAGTAGGCACATTTGTTTATATTACAGGCTTAACGGCTGTTGGCGGCGTTACAATCGGTGGTGGCTCTGGAACGTTTGCTAGTGGCCCATTAGCTGTAACGATAGGCAGTACAATTATCAGGGTAACATTAGCCAATCATGGTTTAAGCAATGGTGACTTCGTTACGATAAGCGGTGTAAGTGGCGCACAGAATGGCATACCAGATACAGACATAAACATACGACACAGTATATATGTATCAAGTACGTCTGAATTTCTAATTGAGGTAGAAACGCCAGCTACATCGTCAGGCTCTGGTCTTGGTGGATCACCGAATTATGTTACGCATACGCAAGCGGAAGTCTTAACGGTTCCAAGCGCAACGACTTTTACTATTGCGTGTCCAGCGGCTAATGCAACTGCATCAGGCGGTGGGGTAAACGGTGAGATCATTATAGAACTAGCGGCTGGCTTGCAAAACACAACATCACAAGCTGGATATGGGACAGGTGGGTACGGATTAGGGGTATATGGCTCAGGTGGCGAACAGCTCACATCGTATGACGCACGTATCTGGTTGCTTGAAAACTACGGTGAAGACTTAGTAGCTGTACCAAGAGGCGGTAGTTTATACCGTTGGCGATTGAATAGAAGTCAACGTTGTGTAGTCAATGCCGCTACTGATTGCCCTACACAAATTAATTATATGGCGGTTACGCCAGAGCAATTTTTAGTGTTAGGCGGTTGTGACGCTGGCTCTGGGTTTGATGGTCTGCTGGTCATATGGGCCGCGCAAGCGCAAGGATTTGCTACAGGGGATTGGACAGCGGCGGCAACAAACACATCACGATCTTTGCGGTTGGGCGCTGGTTCTAACATTATAAGCATTGTGCCAAGTAGTTTTGTGACTGTCGTATTTACTGACGCAAGTATGCACCAGCTTAGATACTTGCAAGATACAGTATTTATTTACAGCCAAGACTTAGTGGCAGATGTTGGCATCATAGCGCCAAGGGCATTTGCTAAAGACTCGCAAACAGGCGGTTTAGTTTTTCTGTCATCTAACTGGCAGTTCTACAAATTTCAAAACCAAACGTTGCAAGCAATACCTTGTGCTGTACGCGATTTTATGCGCGATGAAGTGGTAACAGGATCACAGCAAGCCAAGATAGCTGGCGTGGGCATATCACAGTTTAATGAAGCGTGGTTTTTCTATCCAGCGTCAGGGTTAGAGTGCAACAAGTATATTATCTTTAGCATACAGGAAAATGTTTTTGCTACTGGCACGTTTGACAGAACGTTTGGCATAACAGGTGAAAACTACCCGATTATGTTTAGCTGGTCACCTGATTATAATTACGCCGAAACTTATCTACACGAAAAAGGCGATAGCGCCCAAGGTGATCCGTTTGAAGCATTTGTAGAGGCCGCGCCTGTCGATCTCAATGTAGGTGGCGGCGAAGGTGAGGTAATGATGGACGTGTCAGGTGTTGTGCCAGACTTTCAATCATTATCTGCTGGCGGCGATTTAACGTTAATTACAAAAGACAAACCTAATTCTACACCTGTTAACAATGGGCCGTTTGTGATTGGCCCAACGACAGAGCGTGTTGACGTGCGTGTAACAGGAAGACAATTAGGTTGGAAGTTTAGCCGTAATGGAGCGCCGAATACTTGGAGACTTGGTAAAATGAGATTTGACATAGACGCAACTGCTGGACGGAGAGAGTAATGGCTCGTTACACACTACCACCTATAAATCAAATTGCTGGTTTTAATACAATGGGTACACCAACTATGAACCCAGCGTCTGCTCGACAAGCTTTTTTTCAAACGCCAGAAGGTGAGCCAATAAGCGCCGTTAATGCTGGCGAAGCTGTTTACGTGACGCAACAAGGTTACAACCCATTGTTTTACGGACAGACAGCCGCATACACAGGGCCACAAGGCCCAACAGATCGTGGCGAAATGGTTTCTGCATTGCCAGAGTTGCCGAAAGTTGTAGCTGATGATGGGCCAAAAGAAGGTATAAGTATGGCAGATATGATGGGTCTGCAAAACACAATGATGTACGGCAGTGGTGGCGGTTACAGCCGTCCAATGTTTGGAAATGATGGTGTGCCAAACATTTTTGAAATATTTGAACAAGCCGCAGACGGCTCTTATATTTTGCCTGACAAATCAACTGGCGCATACGGCTCAGAATATTTTTATAACAAAGCTGGTACGCCGTTGCATAAACAATTAATGGATGACGGTTCAATGTTTGGTTATGATCGGGCTTTGCGAATAGGCGGCAGTAGATTAAACGCAATTGATGAACAATTCTAAATGCTAAGATTAGAGGGTGACGCATTAAGGACGGCATGGCCTCAACTGCGATATATGATCGAGCAAGCGCGAGACAAAAGCAAATGCACTGACGCATTTATTGTAGAAGACGTTTACCACCAATGTATGATCAACGACACATTTTGTTATGTTGTTGGCGAAGGTGCAACAATACAAGGCGCTTTGTTTTTACGTCCAGTAAACAACTTCGGTGAGATGGAATTACACGTTTGGTTAGCGTGTTTTAGAAGACCAGCATCATTGGCAAACCATGTGCAATGGCTAGAAGAGTTAGCCAGATCAATCAAGGCGCAACGTATTACGTGTCATTCGCCAAGGGCATTTGAAAAGTATCTAGAAGGAACAGAAGTAGTCAGCAAACGATTTGTAAAGGAGTTATTCTAATGAGTGGCGGCTCACAAACATCATCATCAACAGTCAAACTTGATCCAAGGTTACAAAGCCTTGTTGACAGCATTTTAGATTATACGCCAGCAATCATGGAAAGACCTTTCCCTAAATATGACTTGCCGCGCATTGCCAGCTTTACCCCTGATCAGTTACAGGGGTTTGATATGACAAGGGCAAACATTGGAACTTTCCAACCAGCTATGAATCAAAGCATTAATACGCTTGCACGATTTGCACAAGGGCCAAGAGTGCAGGGTACAAGTATGCAGAATGGCATGGTGAATACGCAACGTGCCACAGGAATACCATTGCCTAAATTACCAATGCCAACCGCTTAGAGGTTTAAATGAGTAACCTAGATGTATTTGATCAGAATTTTCTAATAGACAATTTTGATGAGGCCGCATATTTGGCGCAAAACCAAGACGTGGCAAATGCTATAGCAGACCCTAACAACCCTTTCACAATTGCGACAAACGCAGATGCAGATGGCGATGGGGTCATTACTGGCTTAGATCATTTTTTAATTCATGGAATGGGTGAAGGCAGAGCCGCACCATTGATGACACAGCCAGAGCCAACAGTTACATACACGCCAGCCGCGCCACAGCCTACATTTTCACCTGATCCTGTGCCTGTCAGTGAAACAATACCAATGGCTCCACCGCCAATGACTCCAATAGATTTAAACGTGGTCGAAGGTGCTGATTTAGCGGAAAATTATTTTAACCCATACCAGAGTGAAGTAATCAACCAATACATCAATCAGTTTGGCGATGCGTTATCGAGAGCGCAATTGAGTAATAACGCACTTGCTACAGCCGCTGGTGCATTTGGTGGTAGCGGTCAAGGCGTTGCAACGGCGCTAACAAATGAAGCCGCATTAAATACATTTGGTGATGATATTGCAAAGCTACTGCAACAAGGGTTCGACACTGCTAACACACTTGGCCTAGCCGATGCCAGCCAATACAACGATATGACAGGGCTGGGCGCACAACTACAGATGCAGGGTGCAACAGCATTGCCTAGCGCGGCGCAGTCTCAACAGAATATGCAAAATACTGACGTGCAAAACTTGTTGAACATAGGCGGCGCACAACAAAATTTAAGTCAACAAAGCTTAGACCTTGCTTATGACGATTTTATCAAACAGTTCCAATACCCAATGGAGATGGTTAACTTTGGTGCTGGCCTTGCCTCTGGTGTACCTACAGGAACGACAACGATTGGCAAAACGCCAAGAGACATGGGCGGTAAAATGTCAGGTGCTGGTAACTTATTGTCAGGCGGGGCTAAGTTATCAACTGCGATGGCTGGCAAATGTTGGGTAGCAAGAGAAGTTTATCAAGACGATAGATGGTTACTGTTTAGGCAATGGCTAGAAACGAAAGCGCCGACATGGTTGCACGACACATATTGCAAGTATGGGGAGCGCATTGCTGATTTCATAAAAGACAAGCCAACAATTAAACGTGTGATTAAATTCTTTATGGATAAGGTAATATAACATGGCTGTAAATCCATTTATGGGGCGTGGCGGTGTCGGTGTGCCGCTACAACTACGACAAACTGGTGGTGGGATTGCCCCGCAAGTGACAGCAAGGGGCAGACAGTTGCAAAGTTCGCCGCCACCTATCCCGCAAGGCAGTGGTGTAGGCGCTGGTATGACAGGGCTGGGAAAAGCATTAGGTGATATAGCTGGCGTTATCAAAGAAAGCCGCCAACAAGCAAATAGGAAAGCACTGATAGACAGTCTGGTTTCTGACACTGACGTTGATCAAGGTGACGCTTTTGATGCCGCACCAATGACTATGTTAGGTGAAGATGAGATGTTTGGTGACGATGAGGGAAACATTCCTACAACCGCGCCAACACCAGTAGCAAGACCATCTAAAAAAATAAACAAAATGGAAGCAGAGGGAATACCACC